CTAACAATTCTGCCAGCATCTTGGAATACATTAAATACTGCTCCTGTACCATCACCTCTACTAACATATGCTTTAGGTGATACAAAATTCTTGCCACCTTGTAAAATTTCAACTCCAAGAATAGTTTTTGTAATAGAATCCCATTGAACTTTAAGGTTTGGTTGATTGTCAGAATCAACATTACATCCAGTAATTACTGGCAATCTTTTGTAATCTATACCTTTATTGTCAATAGTTGCAGATTTAATTTTACCAATAGCAAATGGGGAATCGGTGTTATACCTTAAAGATCCTTTGCCATTGTAATCAGGAGTCTCTGTATAAGCATATGCAAATTTAGTTTGACTAGAGAACAAGATTTGCTTAGAACCTGCAATTGGATCATCAATAACTCGTAGAGCTGCACCATCAGTATTAACATCACTATTTGATTTAATAAAGTAATAATACGTGTCAAAGTTTACTGGGAATCTCTGTTGAGTCTGACCTACAATATTTGGACCAAATCCGAGAGTAATTGAAACAAACGAACCAGCATTGCCAGGTTGAATGCCACTTACTATTTTTTCTTCTGTGAAGATAGTTCCTGTTCTGCTAGCAGAAAAATCTAGGAAGACACCTTGCATAGAAACATGACTAGTGTCAAACACATAATTGTAGTATTTTTGAATTCTAATATCAGTATTAACACCAAACGTAGCAAAATTAACATCTTTAGAAAATTCTAGTCTATTTTCTCCAGGAACAACAGAACTTAGAGCAATAGACTTCTTAGGAGAACTATTATCTTGGAATACGCTACTTAGAGTAACTTCTCTAGGAGAAGTAGAACTATAATCATATGCCAACACAATGTTCTGTGTTGTAGAGTCATATGAAATAATAGTTGGATCGTTAGGACCAATTCCTAGAGGTCTTGAATTCGCATCAAATCTATAGACACCTTTGTATAGAGATACAAGCGTTCCATCAAAGTGATCTACAATATTACTACCTTCAATACCCCTTTCAATTGTTACTTCTCTATTACTAGAGTCAATACTAACAACTTTGACAATTTCGCTATCAATTTTAAGAAGGTCATTCTCAGACAACTTATTGACTTGAACTAAACTCAATTTAGTATTAAGTTGTGCAAGACCAATATGATCTACATTGATTGCTAGTCTTTGAGAAGAAATAGCATTAGAAAGTCTACCAAGATCAGCATCTGCAACTGTTAGAATATCACCTTTGATATAATCACTTCCTTTATTAGTAATAGTAAAATCAGATACACTACCATACCCAGTGCCATTAAAGTCACTAACATTAATAGTTGCGATAGCATTCTTACTATCACCAGGAGAACCAATTCCATTCCTAACTCTGCTTTGGTCAAGGAAAATCAATTCTACATCTACATAATTTCCAGAAGTATAGGCAAGACCACCATTTAATAGATCTCCTCTACCTACACCAGTATCAGTCATCAAACTACCAAAACTAGGAGTCTTGAGTTTAATTTCCTGATAGAAACGTTTTCTTACATAATATTCAGTTGTAGTCTGACTTACATCTGGATCTACTTCAACATCGATATAACTATTAACTCCTACATTATGAGTTCCATCAGTTTCGACTAGAACTAGATCATCTCTAACTGCAAAAGCTTTAATTTCTTTACTTAGATTTGAATAAACTACAACTTCACCACCAACACTATCACCTAGAGTTGTGCTCTGCAAAAAGTGTGCTGTGGTTACACTATCAGGAACAACAAACTCACCTGATAAAACTTCTACTTTAACAGAATTTTGATTAGATACTGATTCTAAAACTCTACCAGTAGCAAGGGTTGAATCTGCACCATCAGTTAACAGAAGAGTTGATTCTGCAGTAAAAAATACATTTCTATCAATTAAGATACTAATAATTGTACTAGAAGAATTAAGATCCTTACCTTCAACAAAAGTTCCTGATACTTCTTCAAGGACAAATTCACTCCTATTAGATATGTCGGAAATTACCTTACCAGTAAATGCAGAATCTTCTTGTGTAACAATATCATTTTCAAACAGGTATGTTGGAGAAATTAATCGTACTAGCGCAACTGACTTAGTATTAGTTGTTTCTAAGGACTTACAATCCATAGAAAGAATATCTTTACCTACAACAGAAGAAACAAATGCAGACGCACCAGATCCATCTGTTCTTACATCACTAACTTGGAATTTACCGCCAACTTTAAACTGATCCGTAGAATTTAAAATACTTAAAGTTTCAACGTTTCCTGATAAAGTCTCAGCAATAGTTAGCATGGATTGGGAACCATTTCCGTCCATACCAGGAATTCTGTATCTTTCTGCTTTTGTCGGTAGATCGTCCTGAGTTAAATCTGCATTGTAGTTGGAATCAACAGGTAAAGAATAAAAATTGTTACCTAGAATGTATGGGAAAGTTGGGTTATCATCAGAATCAACACTAATAAAATATGCATAGGTGCCAGTAGGATATTCTGGAGTTACACAGAATCTACCATTGTTCTCATCTAGTTCAGTCTTACCGATAGATGTACTTGCTACCCATTCATAATCTTGGATAAATGTTCCGATAGGAAATTCATCTACCGATGGTCCATCAATTCTAGTTGCTTTAATTCTATATGCAGATCTGATCCTTCCTATTGTACTAGTAGAATCTAGTGGATTTTCAAATCCAAAAGGACCATAGATGGGATTACCATCATAAGCAAAACCTAAAATAGGTGAATGTCCAGTTCCATCATCAGATAACTCAGTTCTTAATTGAGTTGGGGATGCACAAACGCCATATCCAAATCCTCTAGTTGGATTATAGTGAGGAAATACGTAAGAATTATTATTGTCTAGATCTGGTTGTAATTTATTATATCTGTTTTTAGTCCAAGTGAACACATCACATGTTACCAGACCATCTCTACCAACTGGGAAAATTTCAACAATTACATTTCCTTTGCTGTAGAATTTACCCTGATCTACACTTTCAAAGGAAACAATTTTACCATCTACTAGAATTGCTTTATATTCTGCAAAACGACCCTTACCTAGTTTATCTGTAATTACAACCCTAGGAGGAGTTGAATAGTATTCTCCAGAATTAACAACATTAATACTTGTGATAGCACCGAAAGTTACAACAGCTGTTGCCTCTGCTCCTCTACCAGAAGTAATCGTAACTTCAGGAACACTAGTAAAAATATTATCAGTTTCTAGTTCAATACTACCAATTGTCTCTCCAGACAAAAATGTTCTTGCTAATCCTGGAGCTCCATTAATAAGAACGTTAGGGGGATCATTATATCCATTACCTTTGTTTTCAATATTGAATTTAGTAATTTTACCATATTTAATTTGATCAAAGTCTTTGTGACTGAACGCAATGGTGCCATCAACAAAAATACCAACATCACGTTGTGAAGTCTCATAAGACTCGGTGATCGTAAGTGGTTTCTTACGAATCAATCTAAGAATTTTTTGATCACTTAGAGTTTGTCCAATACCACTATACAAGATAGGTCTATTTGGCAATCCTCCTGTAGCAAGATAATAATAGTTTTCATCACGATATACAGCAGAAATGTTATTCTTTAACTTACTAATAACATTACCGACATTAATATCGCCAGATGATCCATAACCAGCATTTTCAAACCATCTTAGATTACCATTAGTATCAATAAGAATTGGATCGATACTAGTGAATCCTGGTTCGGAGATTTGAATCCTATCACCTGGTTCTGAATACGGAGCAGAGGTCTCTTGCTCCAAATTGTATAGAACTCCTAGACAAAGTAATCTAACGTCTCCAGAGGTGATTGTAGAGTAACTATAGACGTTAGTATCTGCAGCATACCCATCAGATCTTTCCCTGCGACTAATTACGAACTGATCTACATTTTTAGAGGAATATTGAACCTCTTCTCCATTAATATAGATTCTGCCCTTCTGTAAAAATCCTTCTGTAGAGAATACATTAATCCTATCACCAACATCACTATTAGTTGGTAGACTATCAGTTAAGCGTGTTTTGGATGCAGTACCGAATTGATTATTAAGTGTAGCAGTATCAATCGTAATTTCATACAAAGACAATCCATCAACTGACCCAGCACTGAATACATTGTCTACAATAGCAGATGCATACTCAACAGATTCGTTGAGTGGATCTAAATTCTGAATAATTGTCTCACCGATTAAATCATCAGCATTTCCTTCTAAAACAATTACCTTAAGAGCATATGATGTAATCCAATCAGAAAAAGATGATTTTAGAGTATTATCTTTAGGTCTTAGAACCTTGGGTTTATCATTAGAAACTAGTGTGTTGAAAATAAACTGAATAGACCTATCAGTACCCTTTGCCTGATAGAAATCAGTAATATTCTTGATTAGGGTACGCTTATCAACATCATCCTTTAAATACTTTTCTGGGAATGATGCTAGGTAATCATTTTCAAAGTTTTTGACAAATGCATACAAGAACAGATTACTAATGTTCTGTACATTGGCATTGATGTCATGATTTTCTGCCAGAGTGGTAACAAACTGACTGGAGCTGTACAAATCTCCTAGTCTTTGATTGCCACTGACACCACGGGATACTTCTCTAAATTCAGTATCTGTTCTGGACTTATAAAAGATGATCTCACTACCGATAGAGATGTAACCATCAGTTTCAGGGAAGGAAGTTGCATCTTCAACCCGAATAGTGGTATCAACTGCATCAACGTAAGATACTACTTTAGTAGACTCTTTAAGTAGATTTTTTTCATAAAAATCAATATCACGATATTTCGTGATATTACTAATCACGTCAAGAGGATTGCCTCTTAACTCCAACTGCTCATAATATTTCTCAATGACTTTAGAGAAATTCTCATATTCATTGATAATGAACTCAGGGAGTTGAGATTCAATAAGAGTAGATATTCTTCTGGTCTCTACCATTTAAACTTACTCTGCGATAATCGTGAACAAACTCTTAGGGATATCTACGTCAAGATAAACTTCCCTGATGGCACTAATATCATTGCTTAGAGGGACAGATCTAATTTCAATACGATTGTCAAAGAAACTACCTTTGATAATCGTTAAGTCAAACAATTTAACCTCGCCTTTCTTGTAATCTACTGTTCCAACAGAATCGTTGAGAACAATTTTTTCACTAGTTATAGAGTCTATTCTATATAGGACCATTTTACCAGCACGATCCTCCAGATACACTGTATACAAAGGATATTCGCTGACCTTAAATCCAGTAGATTGAACTACAGTATCCTCATCACATGTGTCATCGAATGCATTCTGGAAACACACTTCATAAAAGAATTTGTTATTGATACTAGGATAGAAATCCTTTCTCATTTTAATTGTTGTGAGATTGCCGTTAATACTACGATCTGCATCATCGATGACACTGACAAATTTTGAATACCTAAATTTGCCATTAAATTTTTCTGTATCAGATGTTTCGATATATTTCTCTAGTCCAGCAATAACTTTGGATTTGATATCGTCATTAGTTTGATTAGTCTTAGTCTTATCAAACATGATTCTAGATGTCATCTCAACATATAGTACAGATGCATCAACAATATCAGCACTGATAGAAGCAACAATATATGGTTTGAGACCAGTTTTAATTTCTTTCTTGGTTCTCGAACTCAACCTTGATGCGGATTTTGGTTTTACTACAATCTTTACCTTACCATATTCTGGGGGATCATCCTCTTCTCCGCCAAACGTAATGATATCAGCAACAGCAGGATAAATCTCACGAACAATTGCTGCGTAGTCTTCTGCAGTTACTGCTCTGTTCTGTGTACCAAAAAACTTAGGTGCGTTGTACTTGATCTTTTTAAGTGACTCAATTTCAGCACCTCCATTTGCCGCTTCAGCAAGATCTGCTGCTGACGTGTAGGAAATGCTGTAATTATAGTTAGAAGACCCCTGTGGGTCCTCTAGGACGCCATTGAAGGTGAATGATTTGGCACCATTGCTCTCAGGACCATTTGTAGAGAGATATGTAATGTCAATCTTGTTTCCTGCTTCTAATTTCTTTCCAAGGACTCCATCACCGAAGAAAATTTCATATTGCTCATCTTCAATCTCTTCTACGTAGAATACCTTGCTATCTCCCGTAACAGAAAGTATATTGTCCGCTCTTGCAAACATAGTTCCCGTACTTGCCTGTGCAGAAGGGAGAACACGTACTCTTAACGTAGAAATGTCCGCAGATGGGTTCTTAATTGTAAACCTGTTCGACGCAGTTGCATTTACAATATAAGTATCTGTAACAAAATTACCCTCATAGATCGCAACTTCATCAAAAGTTGCGGTTCCATTAACTACTTGTGTTTTAATATCCTCAACTGCAACGTAATTATACGCTCTTGTGTCATACGATGCGGTAAATCCTGTACCTCGCTTCAGTATGATCTCATTGGGTGCAGTGTTGGGGAAAACTGCTCTAAACGTTAATACTGCTTTTGGTGATGTTGCAGACTTGGGTGTGTATCCTAATTGCTTCGCTAATGCTACTACGTTGTCCCTCAGCGTTGCTGAATCAAGGAACGTCTCATTCACCACCATGTTAGTGTTGAATGCCGTGTAGTAGGTGTTATACGCCAACACATCCAAAAGGTTCGCCCATGTCGAACCTTCAAAATCGAAGTCAGTAAATTCTTGCTGCGATCTCAAGTATTCCTTGAGAGCAGTCTTAATATCTGCAAAATCTAGGTTTGACAGCTGAACGTATGGCATTTATCGAGTTCTCTCTAGGAAGAATTCTAGTGTTTGTGGAAAATCTTCTCTACCAACAATCTCAAACTCTATTTCTACATCAAACCCGTTACTATCAAAGTTTGCTTCAACAGAAAGTTGAGTCGTTGCAACACGTGGTTCATAATCACGTAACGTTTTTTTAATATTAGTGGCAACCTGACCTGCAGTTGCCACATCAAGTGGTTCAAACATTAATGAACGTAAATCAGAACCTAGATCAGGAGCAAAGGGCCTTTCTCCCTTATTTGTTAATAATAAATTTACAATCGCCTGCTTAATTGCAGCATCATCCTTCTTAACGACTAAATCGCCTGTTACAGGATGAGGTTTGAACGTAATGCTCAAATCTTTAAACGATTGTTGATTCGCCACTTATTAGTAGAGGTTACCTCCTAGTATTTAGTCACTTACCAACAAATCCATCGTCCCATTCTGCTGTTGCTAAAAATTCTCTGGTCTGTTGCATTAGTTCATTTTCTTTAGCAGACTTATTCAACCAATAATCACTTTCTACTTGAGTGATCAAGGTCATTCCTGATTGTACGAAATCGTTGCTCTTATCGGTGGGACTATTTGCCATGGACTATTCTCGTATACATTTTTGGTGACCAATAACTATAATAATTGGTCTGGTGCAAAGATTTCCTTGCCTGTACTAATTTATCAATCTTTGAACATAGCACTATATTGTATTCACCAAAGTTCGTCTGAACTCCATTGATATATGAAGGATCATGTTTATGATCATCTAATACAATATATTCATTTTGTGCCATGTTCAACATTGATACACTTTGTAGCATTGCTGCTTCTGAAACGTCATCCTCAACTATAAAGATGATAATCTCAGCGTTAAGGTCTGAATTCAGAGCAATGTCGATTAAATTACACTCTATAACTTCTACACTTGCTGCTGCTGCAAAGGGACATATAGCATGCCCACCGAGTTCCTTTCGTTTTACTGAAACATACTCGATCCATTTACTAACAGCATCAATCTTAGACATCGGTGAAAAAGAATACTTGGTTTAATCTATACTCTTCACCAAAATACATATCATCAACAATATTCATTCCATGCGTGAATTTATTTCCGTTGAAAAGATATAATCGATTGTATATTGGTTCTAACGTATGTATCACTTCATAATACTCTTTAGATCGCCATGGGAATTCGTGCTCATTGACTCCCGTCTTATTATCGATATCCTTGGAAATATAAAGATTCGTACCTGAACGATCACCTGGATTATTATTTAAATATATGATCCCAGTATACCCTGCATCTTTATGTGGCCACCAATAATGATCATGATAGTTATTAAACTCACATTTCTTGAAGCGAGTTAAATTTGTAATCACTTGACCTGATTCAATAGCACGATGTCCACAAATTTCTGCTAAGTCATCATAAACTCTTATTGAATCAGAGTGATAAACATCATGTCTACGATCCTCAAAGTGTATCCCGTTCATTGATCGACTCTCATCACCCTTCCATAACCCAGGTAGTGTGCCGAGAAAACTTCCGACAACACTATCTGGATCTGAATAATAATCGTCGATCTGATATATCGTAGATCCTTCTACCTTACTTTCCTTGACCACGATAACGCTTCTTTGCTCCATTACGACTGGTTGCACTTAACTTGGTGTGCTTCCCCTTACCCTGACGACTCTTCTTGGGAATTGCTTCCACATACGTGCCGCCTTTCATGAATCCGCCTGCTTTTGCCATGAGTCTCTCTTGGTTACCTCCATATTATAGCACATACCTCACTACCCTGCAAAGACTTTGTTCGTACCCTTTGCAATCGTGATCCCTGTGCCAGGATTCAATGTATCACCCATTCTTCCAATACTTGCCCCGTTTACTCTCACAGTACTCGATCCCTTCAATGTCCTAGGACTCGTACATGGATCGCCCTTTGGTGTAGTGCCAGGTACAGGTTTAAATGCATCACCCTCCTTTAATACAACTTTACCCCCCACATATACCTTCCCACTAGTTGCAACACTCGGTGTCCCTAAAACAGTCGGAGGGGTGTTACATATTCCTGTGCCACCAGAATCTATGAAGGTGGGGTCTGCAATTGACGGACCTGGCATTTTATCTCCTGTAGTTGTATATACACATCATTGAGAAAATCTGCCAACTTTTCATGTTGCACAGATCCTGGACGACAATAATACATCGTCCCAGGTTCCTCACAATCCTTCAACCTCTTCTCCAAGGAATTCAATCTCGCTGTTAACTCTTGATCCATTCTTAAATTGCTCCTTCTGTTGTATGCCGTATGCTCCAAATGCTGCAGAAATATCCATCTCTGGTGCTGCCTCAGCACCCGCATAGTAATCTAATGCAGCATCTTGGATGGCATCGGCAAATTCATTGAAATCATCAAACCTTTGCTCCTTAATAGTGCCATCCTTTGTTTTATACCTGATCTCTAGGTTTTCCTCTTTTTCAGTCATTTTTTTACTGGGCGAATTTTTTCATATGCATTTAATCCTAAAATACGTATTACCTCCACTAAACACATACTAATATAACTGATTTCTTCAAAAGGGGTTGTGCGAGTGTTCATACCTGGAGGATTTTTTATATTCGGAGATGCACTAATATTTATCTCGCTTGGGTAACACTTTGTAGGTTAGAGTACGAGTAGGAGTCCCGCTCGGCATTCGGGGGTATACAAAAAAAGGGGCATATTACTGCCCCTGTGTTTAATTTAGTGCTGTCAGTGATCTTCTCAATTGTCGCTTAATCTGTGCGATGGCATAGTTATCACTTGGTGTCTTTGAGCATGTTTGAATGATGCCTAGGTCAGGGTGTTTGTATTTCAAATGCTTCGATTCATCGATGCAGATGAGACCTTCGGCAAACATGATTGAATCAACTGCCTTGCGGTATTTCCTGATGTTCATTGACATATAGTGTGGTGGGGTTAGTGTAAGGAAAGGGGGCGACCCCTTAGAGTTCAGCGAGCATCTCATCCATCTCGTCGGTGTCTACGTCATCGGATAACCAGGAGATGCCGTCGCCTGTGATGTACTCGCCGTACTCATCGATCCAACGCTTCGCCCACTTGCGATAACCTAGATTCTTGTTTGCTTTGGCGTGGCGGTAGATCGTCTCATCGTTGCCGATCCAAAGAGCGACGTTCCAGGTTGCGTGGTTTGCCCATCCGTTCATGCTGTGTCCTGTGTTGTGTTCTCTTGTATTGTAGTCGGTAGGCAGCGCCTGCCTAGGCGAGCAGTGCCAGTTCCTGCTCTGTCACGCTGCTGATGTTCTCGTCTTCGTAGACACGCACCCAAGGGATGGGGTTGCCTTCGGTGAGACGCCAGATCATTTGATCACCCTCGCGCTCCTGCTGTCTGATTGCTGCGATGCGATAAGCGCCAGCAATGGTGGGAGTATAGTCAGCACCCCACTCGTCAAAGGTGCCGAAGGAGGTGGGTTGAACTGCGAACATGTGTTTGTTTGTTTGTTGAACTTAGTCTACAGGGTCAGGGTGGCAACCTAGGGGTTGCCTGTGTCACTTATCCGATTGTCCCACCCATCATGACGCTGTACTGAGAGATGGAGATGATCTTCATCAGCACGTATTCAAAATCGTCTTTGATTTCTTCTTTGTAGGCGTCTGCCGTTGATTGGCAATCAAAGAGACGAAGAGAATTGAAGGACTGGAAAAGATGTTCCAGTCCTTCGTAATGTCCGTCAAGATAATCACCACCGATGACGGCGTAGCATTTTGGGTCGTTCATGGTTTCGTTTCTCATGCTGTTAGTCTACAGGGTCAGCGGTCAGTGTCTGTCGCTGATGTTCCAGTTCGTGAACTGTTCGGGTTGGATCTTGCCTGCTCTCACTGCCATGCGATACTCATGCTCTGCCTGCTGTTGCTTAAGGATCGAATCCATGACACGACTCATCAAAGGGGTAGGGTCGCCCGTGGTGATGAATTGTCCGTTGTGATGGCGTTGTGTTTTGTTCATGTCCTTATTATAGGGGCTGTGAGAGGCAGTGCCAAAACCATGTGACACTTAGGCGATTGGGAGGCAGCCGACCAGTTAGTGTTACTTAGTGGGGGGATTGTCCCCCCTAAGTGTGATCAAGCAAACTCGACAAAAGTGTAACCATTGACGAAATCATGGGTGACGTTGTTGTCACGAATGAACCATGCAAAATTGCTTTGATGTACTCCATCAGTCATGCCATTACAGAACTCGTTGATGATAGCATTGAGACGTGATTTGGTTGTGTTTGACTGCCAACCGCCATCGAAGATGCGAACGAACTCATCACCAATCTCAGCAATTTTGTTGCCATGCAAGCGAACCTCAGACACACCATCTTGAGTCGTAACTGTTGTGTTTGCCTTTGACCAGTTGGCGTTGCCTTTGATAGCAGCGTTCATTTGGGTTTCGATCTTACGCATGAAAGTCGTGAGTTGTTTGTCTTGAATGTATTGTTGCAGGGATGGGGGTGAATTGCAACCCCCTGTGTGACACTAGTCGGACTGGTTGGATTCGTCCACATCCAGCATGATTGCCATGGCAAGATCGCAGAGGTGATCATCTGCCTCGAATGGGACAATCTGTGAGTCTACGAAGTCCATGACCATTTCAAAGTCTGCCTCAGGATTGGCGATACAGAACCCCCTGATGTCTGAAGCGATGTTGTT